TCCGTAAAGGCAATCGAAAAACAAGAAGAAGAAGAATTTAAGACCATAGAAGCCGAATACGAAGAGAAAAATGACTGATTTAAATGTCACTCTTCATGACGCACAAATGGAAATATTTACGTCCGACAAGCGTTTTAAAGTGGCCTCCTGTGGTCGGCGATTTGGTAAAAGTTACTTAGCAGCGTGGGTTTTAATTATTAAGGCCCTCCAAAGTACCTCTAAAGATGTATTTTACGTTGCACCTACGTTTCAACAAGCCAAAGATATTCTTTGGTCTATTTTAAAGACGGTCGGTAAAGACGTTATAAAGGCAGCGCACGAAAACACCGCTACTTTAACTCTCATAAATGACCGTAAAATTTATTTAAAGGGGTCCGACAGACCAGATACTCTAAGGGGCGTAGGACTTGCATATGTCGTCATGGACGAGTATGCCTCTATGAAGCAAGAAGTCTGGGAAATGATCCTAAGGCCCACACTGGCAGATATAAAAGGTGGGGCATTATTTATAGGAACTCCGGCAGGTAAAAATCACTTCTACGATTTATGGCTGGACGCACAAAAGGAAGAAAATGCAGAAGAGTGGGAAGCGTTTCAGTTCAATTCTACTGACAATCCTTTTTTGGACCCTAAAGAAATTGAAGCAGCTAGGGGATCGATGTCTACCCAAGCTTTTCGTCAAGAATTTGAGGCGACTTTTGAGTCCTTTACTGGTGGAATTTTTAAGGAAGAGTGGGTACAGTATGTGGATGATGATGAATTTGATGATATCAAAAGTCAAAACCACGGCCACTATGTTATTTCAGTCGATCCGGCGGGGTTTGAAAAAGCTCAGAAAGATCGGGGGCTAAAAAGCTCTAGATTAGACGAAACTGCTATATCTGTTGTAAAAATATCACAAGATGAGTGGCTGGTTAAAGATATTTTGCACGGAAGGTGGGGAATTAAAGAAACTGCCTCTAAAATACTGGATGCCGCCGAAGATGTACAGGCAACTACAGTAGGAATTGAAGCAGGGGCGTTAAAAAACGCTATAATGCCCTACATAGAAGACGAAATGAGAATGAGAGGCCGTTGGGTAAACATAACAGACGTTACTCACGGTGGAAAGAGAAAACAAGACAGAATAGTTTGGGCTTTGCAGGGACGTTTAGAACACGGAAAGATAAAACTGCGAAAAGCTCATTGGAATAAAGATTTTGTAGGACAAATGTTAGACTTTCCAAGCCCTTTATCTCACGATGACTTGCTGGATTCTCTGGCGTACATAGATCAAGTTTCTGTAGCAGATTTTGCACAGTCTATAGACTTAGAAGAATGGGAACCAACTGATAATGTCTCTGGATACTAAAAGTATCGCATATAATGACCCTCAAGCCGCTTTAAGCTCATGGGTGTGCAGTAAAGTGGAAATGTGGGAGGATCACAGAAACACTACCTATTTGTCCAAATGGGACGAATATTACAGGATTTGGAGAGGTATTTGGTCCCATGAGGACAAAACACGCTCCTCTGAAAACTCTAAATTGATTGCTCCAGCGACACAACAGGCAATTGAAGCAACTGTAGCGGAGCTAGAAGAAGCTATTTTTGGACAAGAAAAGTGGTTTGATCTGCGCGACAATATAGGGGATCAAGACCCTACGGACGTTAAAGTAATCCGTATGAACCTCCAAGAAGACCTTCAGAGAGCAAAAGTAAAAGACGCTATTGTAGAGTGTCTGTTAAATGCTGCTATTTACGGTACAGGTATTGCTAAAATAAACGTAGACGAGGAAAAAGTAAAAAAGCCTCAGGAATCTCCTATTCCAGACACTTTAACTACAGACACAGTAGTCTACGAAGAGGACAAAACAACAGTTAGGATTGATTCGTTAACACCTAAAGAGTTTGCTATTGATCCTGCCGCAACTTCAATAGATGAAGCTTTAGGAGTTGCTCAGGTAGTAGTTAAGCCTAAATATGAAATTATAGAGGGCATAAAAAACGGTATTTATGAGGACAAGCCTGTAGGAAGCTATGATAAAGCAGATTTAGGGTTTGAAGAAGAAGACGGGTTTAATGCTAGTGACGACGACAAGGTTAAAATTACAGAGTATTGGGGTAGAGTTCCTAAAAAATACTTAGAAGCCAATAATACCGAAATGGGTATGATGGGCGATGATTTTGACTACGACGAAGATGAACTAGTAGAGGCTGTCGTAATTATTGCAAATGATTACACAGTTTTAAAAGCAGCAGAAAATCCTTTCCTAATGGAAGACAGGCCTTTTGTGTCGTTTCAGATGGATCGGGTGCCTAACAAGTTTTGGGGCAGAGGAATAGCCGAAAAAGGCTACAATCCGCAAAAGGCTCTTGATGCTGAGTTACGTGCAAGAATAGATGCTCTAGCTCTTACAACCCATCCTATGATGGGGGTTGATGCAACAAGGCTCCCAAGGGGCGTCAAGTTTGAGGTCAAAGCCGGTAAGACTATTCTTACAAACGGTGATCCTCGTACTACTTTGTACCCCCTAAACTTTGGTCAGGTAGCTAATTCTACGTTTACAGAAGCTAGTGAACTAGAACGTATGGTTCAGATGGGCACTGGAGCAATGGATACAGCTACCAGTAACTTCTCTAACCCCCGAAACAACACAGCTTCTGGCATGTCTATGCTTCAAGCAGCCTCTATTAAACGTCAAAAACGAACAATAATGAATTTTCAGGAAAACTTTTTAATTCCTTTGATAAAAAAGTCATGCTGGAGATATATACAATTTGCCCCAGAGCGTTATCCTGCTGGAGATTATGAGTTTGTAGCATACTCTACAATGGGCATAATGGCAAAAGAACTAGAGATGACTCAAATGATCCAGTTGTTGTCTCTAACCCAACAAGGTTCTATGCCGTTTGCTATGCTTCTTATGGGCATTTTTGAAAAGAGTTCTTTGGCAAACAGAGACGATATGAAGGCAGCTATAGCCCAAATGATGCAGCCTGACCCACAGGCACAGCAGCTACAGCAAGCCGCGCAACAAATGCAGCTTATGAAACTGCAAGTTGAAATTGAAGAAATGAAAGCAGGAGCCACTAAAGAACTGGCTCAGGCAGCTAAGATACAATCAGAAATACAAGGCACTCAGTCTGAAGAAGCGTTTGTAGAAAAGCAAATGCAGTTGACTGAAAAGATGGCTAAGATTGAAAAGATGAAGACAGAGATACAAAACATTCAATCAGAAACCATGAGAAACATGCCCGAAGTAGAGCATCTTCAGTCTGAAACAATACTCAATTTAGCAAAAGCACGTAAAGAGCAACTAAATTGACAGACAACGAAATTTTAGAGAAACGTCTAGAATTATTTTCTAGCGAAGCTTGGGACCTCTTTAAAGAAGAGTTAACCTCAATGGCTCAATCACTAGAAAATATTCAAACAATAGACGACGAGAAGACCCTTTATTTAAGAAAAGGGCAGGTAGATATTCTAAATATGATAATTAATTTAGAAGAAACTACCAAATTAGCGTTGGATCAATTAGATTAAAACCTAACTCCAACAAGTTTAACTCCATAATCTTTATAGACGGAGGATTAGTAATATGGATAGTGTAGTTGTTGAAGAAACCCCAGAAACCCCTGAGCAAGCCGCTCAATTTTCTGACATTAAAGAAGAGGCTCCACAGGAACAACCTCAAGAACAAGCATCTGAAGTACCCGATAAATTTAAAGGCAAATCAATGGAAGATATTATTTCTTCCTATGAAAATCTGGAAAAAGAGTTGGGTAGGAAAGGGCAGGAAATAGGCGAACTTAGGCAATTAACTGATGGTATTTTACAGCAACAACTTACCACTAGTCAAAACGGAACAGAAGTTCAGGAAGAGGATGACCTAGATTTTTTTGAGGACCCTAACAAAGCTGTTAGTCAAGCCATCGAAAATCATCCAAAGTTCCGTCAGTTTGAAGAGCAGCAAGCAGTTCAAGCCGCTGCCGCTACAACTCAACAACTTAAATCTGAACATCCTGATTATCTTGAGGTTGTTCAAGACCAAAAGTTTCAGGAGTGGGTTCAAGCAAGCCCGGTACGCACACAATTATATGTTAATGCTCATAACTACGATATTGATTCAGCGAGAGAGCTTATAGGAAACTGGAAAGAAAGATCGTTGATAAACAATACTAGCGAAGCAGAAACAGTTAAACAAACAAAAAGAGACCAAGCATTAAAAGCAGGGCAAGGCGTATCTAGGACTTCTTCAGAATCCACAGCCGGTAAGAAAATCTACCGTAGAGCTGATCTAATCAGACTTCGTACTAACGATCCTCAACGCTACGATAGTTTGCAAGATGAAATTCTTCAAGCTTACGCAGACGGGAGGGTTAAATAAAAACCTATAAAGAAAAAAGGAGCTAATCATGGCTTTAGGTACAAACCAGCAAACGGTCACAACGGCAGCGAATTTTATTCCTGAGTTGTGGTCCGACGAAGTTATCGCTGGATACAAGAAAAATCTTGTTCTTGGTAACATCGTCACAAACATTAACCACAATGGCAAAAAGGGCGACACGATTCACATCCCAGCCCCTGTCCGTGGGTCAGCTAACGCTAAAGCGGCTAACACGCAAGTTACGCTGCAAGGCGATACCCACAACACGGTTAACTTGAGCATCAACAAGCACTACGAATATTCCGTAGTTATTGAAGACATTGTTGAAACCCAAGCACTTTCCAGCCTCCGTCGTTTTTATACGGACGATGCTGGTTATGCTTTGGCAACTCAAGTTGACAACGATATTTTTGCTCTCTTTGAAGGAGTGCAAGGCGGTGTTGTAGGTGGCTCAGGTTCCTCTTTGTGGGAAAAAGCTGTCATTGGAGGAAACGGCACGACATTGTACACCGGTAACTCCTCAAACGCTACAGACATTACTGATGCAGGTATTCGTAAGATGATCCTGACGTTGGATAATGCTGATGTGCCAATGGACAGCCGTTGCATTGTTATTCCTCCGGTAGCCTTTAACGACATGTTGGCTATTAACAGGTTTACTGAGCAACAGTACATCGGCAATGGTGAAGCTATTAAGACTGGAAAAATCGGCAGCATTTATGGCATGGATGTCTATGTCTCAACCAACTGCCCCAGCCTTAACAGCGGAGCGCAGCGCGTTGGTGTAATGACTCACAAAGATGCGTTGGCTCTTATCACGCAGCTTGGTGTTCGTTCACAAACCCAGTATAAACAAGAATACCTTGGTGACTTGTTTACTGCTGATACGTTGTATGGCGTAGGCGAATTGCGGAATGATGCCGCTATTTCCTTCGTTGTACCCGCCACCTAAGTAGTATAGGGGTCCTTAGAAATTCTAGGGACCCCATACTTCTACGGAGTTATTTAATGCCTAATTATAATTATACTTGTGATAATTGTTCCCACACTCAAGTAGAATTTAGAAAAATTTCTGATAGAAAATCTGCGACAAAGTGTCTTGTTTGTGGGCATAAATCAAAGCACTCTTTATCTAAACCATCATTAATTTTGACGCTTCCTCAGGACAGGTGGGCTAATGAGCATGAAGTCTTAGGAAATGGCGTAAGGGCTAGTGTATAATGAAACCTATTAAAATGCGAGTTGCAGGTAAAACTGTTAAACCTAAAAAGAAAAAAGAATACTCTAAAAAAAGTAAAAAGCGTAATCTTGTTCGTTGGAAACAAGAGTTAAGAGGGGCTTAAAATGGCTCAAAAAGGCCTTTACCACAATATTAATAAAAGACGAAAAGCTGGCACTTCTCGTTCAAAAGCAAAAAGCACAATATCAGCAAAAGCTTACGCAAACATGAAAGCTAATTTTCCAAAAAAGAAAAAACGCAAATCCTAACGGGAGTTTAAAGCATGAGTAACTACACACCACAAGTAACTTGGTCAGGCAAAGACGGGCTTTCTAGTTCTGATCCTGAAAAGATCATTAGTGGTGCAGATTTTAACACTGAAGTCTTAGCTATTCAAACCGCTATTAACTCTAAAATGGATACGACTAGCGGAACTACCACCGGGCAAACACTTATTAACCCTATTATAAATAACAGTGTGTCTGGAACAGCGGTAAAAGATGAAGACAACATGGCTTCAAATTCTGCTACTGCTTTAGCTACTCAGCAATCTATTAAAGCTTATGTAGACTCCGGTACTACTACTCTTACAAATAAAACATTAACCGCACCTACAATTAACGGTGCTGTAGGCGGTACTGCTACGTCTCAAACGATAACTACGTTAACTACAACTAATGTAGATGGTATTTTAGGGGCTAACACTCCAGCGGCTGTTACAGGCACAACTATTACAGCAAATACAGGGTTTGTAGGAAATATTACCGGCAACGTAACTGGAAACACTGCTGGCACCCATACAGGCGCAGTAACAGGAAACGTAGATGGTATTCTTGGAGGAACTACTCCTGCCGCTCTTTCCGCTACAACAGGTTCTTTTTCTTCTAACGTGACGGCTTCTACCGCCCCTTCAAACGCTAATCATCTTGTTAATAAAACTTATGTAGATGATCTATTTGCAGGTATAGCTAAAAGAACAATTGTTACTGCTGCTACTACAGGTAATATAACTATTGGAACTGCATTAAATAACGGAGATACTTTAGATGGTGTTACACTTGCTACTAACGATCTTGTTCTTGTAAAAAATCAATCAAGTGCAGAGGAAAACGGAATTTATGTTGTAGGGTCTTCTCCGGCGCGAGATGATCTATTTGATACATATGATGAGCATCCCGGCTCACTTATTGTTGTTACAGAAGGCACGGCTAACGCAGATAAAATTTACCTATGTACTTCTAACGAAGGTGGAACTTTAGATACAACTGCTATAGCATGGACGTTAGTAGAACCAGCCGCTACTTCATTAGCAGGTCTTACAGACACAAACATTTCAAGTCCCGCTACTGGTCAAGCTTTAATATATAGTGGATCACAGTGGGAAGCAGGTTCAGCGGGAGTAGGCGTTGGACTAGCATTGGCATTAGGAGGCTAACATGGCAGACACGCTTACAGGAAAAAGCTACGATGTAACAAACTCTCTCGCTACTGCGTTGACCGCTGGGAGCGGCGAAACAATTACAATGATTGGAATTACAATTTGCAATCACCACACAGCAGCAGTAGATGTTGAAGTTTATATTGACCGCACTAGCGGTGATGATGGGTACATTGTTAAAGATTTTTCAATCCCTTCAAAAGACACACTAGACGTACTAGCTGGAAAAGTTGTTTTAAACACAAGCGACAATCTTCAAATTAAAGGCAGTGTTGCTAATAAACTGGACGCTACGCTGTCTTATCTGGTGCAAACGTAATGAGCAAGCTTTTCAGCGGCACCGAGGGCGCTTTAGAAATTAACACGGCTGACATTGCAGACGATGCTGTAACCGCCGCTAAAATTTCGGATGCTGTTACCCTTGGCGGTGGTATGGAGTCGATGCAGGTTTTTACCTCGTCTGGCACTTGGACCAAACCCTCGGGCATAACCAAAGTAAAAGTCACAGTCGTAGGTGGCGGCGGCGGTGGTGGTGGAGAGGTTAATAATGTCTCAGCTGGTGGTGGTGCTGGAGGCGGCACAGCCGTTAAATTTATTGATGTTAGTAGTATCAGTTCAGAGACAGTTACCATAGGGGCGGGTGGCGCAGACAGTACAACCGCTGATGGAGCGGCTGGCGGAACATCGTCTTTTGGATCTCATTGTTCCGCGACAGGAGGAGGTGGCGGTCAAGCGACTGAAAACCCTGACGTTAGTGCTGTTGGCGGTGCAGGATCTGGTGGGGATTTTAACATCCAAGGCGAGGGGGGCCATTATTCCTCATGGAACTCAGGCGCACATTTTCTTGGAATGGGGGGCGCTTCGACCCACGGGTTTGGCGGCGTTGGCTCATACCAAACTGCTGCGTGGGATGGTAAAGGTTATGGCGGCGGCGGTTCTGGTAGGCATCAGTCTAATGCTGCTGGCGGTAACGGCACCGATGGCATTGTAATTGTCGAGGAGTTTAAGTAATGAAAAAAGCTCTTATCCAAGGAACGCGAATTTGCGACATTGTAGACGATGGAAAAGAATTTGAGGTTCATCCATCTCTTGTTTGGGTTGAGGTTGATGATGATACCACACAACGTGACAGTTACAAAGACGGCAAGGTCGTAAAGCTGGTTGCGCCTAACCTTACGCCGCA